TATTTTATATTATATATAAAGTAGTGACAAAATGACAAATACATGAGTTATCGTTGCTATTCCAACGAAAAAGTGGTTGTCACTATGTTTTCAAAAACGACAAATTTGTCAAAACTGACAAACTGATTTTCGACAAAATCTCATTCTCCAAAGAATTACAAACCCACTCACAACCCACAAACCCACTTAAGTGGGTTAACGATTCAGGGCAAAAAACGATAATCCAGGTCTCTTTTGAGGAGCGGGGGACCCCTTTAAGAGATCCCCCACCCCACAAAATCAGGATCTAGTAGACCCAGTATGTGTCAACCGTATACCGATCGCACTCAGAATGATGCGCCTCCATACCGAAATACGCGGCGGCACACTCCCATGCAATCGCCGGAGACTTCACCATCGGAATATCGTCGCCCATGTTCAGTGCCTCCCTGCTCCAACGCCAACTCGCATAGCCGCGCTACGAACTCGCGACACGCCGTGACGCTCCTTCCAGCCAGCTTGATTGACAGCAGCTTTGAAAGTCGTATCCCAAGGAGAATACGTCCTCATGATATCCGCCACATCGGCCGCCCAAGGATCCTTCTTCTTAGGAGCCCGTCCACCAAGTACGGTACGAGTATCTTCACCGTCAAACACCTCAACCCGGTATCGATCGCACGCAATACTCGCCACGCGGTTCTTGAGGTACCACTCGGCGTAAACAACCCCACGCTCCTTGTCGTCGCAGAAGAACGTCTTCCTCCACAACTCTCGCCCGAACAAATATCCTACGATCGAGAACCGGTAGATCATCCGCTCAGGGTGTCCGATAACATCAGTCGAGTAATCAGCATTCATTTCAGTCTTCTTCCTTCTCAAGAGTCTCAGCGGTCTCTCCGTCACCCATGTACCAAACTCGAACGGTGGCGTCTTCGATTTCGACACCCTCTCCGAGTTCATCGAAAAGCTCATCGATCACATTGTGGCCAAACTCGCGAGCTTCACTCAACTTGTCAAAACCTTCACAAGATTCGACAAATCCTTCACCCACAATTTCATATTCAAATTGCACAACGAACATTTCAGTTCTCCTTTTCAATCTGTTCGAAGTCCAGTCCGAGATGTTCAAATGCTCGAACCTTAACGATCTTGATAATCATGTTCATGCCAACTTTACTATCAAGCCGTTCGAGTTGAGTCTCAGCCTCAACCCGAGTGTTGAAGAACCACATGAAGTCACTGCGCGTTCCCGTAACGCAGTCACATGCGATCACTTGCAACATCCACTCACGATGGTGGTCAATTCCGCATACAATGGTATCAATCATCAGTCTTCCTGTTCTTGGGATTATTCGGACATCCCTTCGTGTGAGGCCTGGGGTATGTATGCCCGTCAAGCGTACTCCAGTATTCCACCTCGTCATTCGGATGCATCTCTCGCCATGCTGGGGATTTGCATTCACAAGGCTCAGGTGGTTTTAGATCCGTATTGCAGATCTCCTTCAGAAGAGCAGTGTGGGTGTGTGCATACGTCATCAATCCAAACCTACTGAATAATTCGGGGCTGATGATATATGACACACGCGTATCGTAAGGAGGGTTCCTCCCATCATCTACTAACACGGTCAGCTTGGCAAGCGTTCCCAGTTCAGTCTCCTCAAGAGAAAATGTAGGGTTGATCAGCTTCTCAAACTTCTTCCCGAATAGCATCGCTGTCCAGCTCCCTTTCGAAATAGTTCAGGATCATATCGATCTTGTGACAATGGAGGACGTCGCCCTCCCTGAGGTCACGAATATGGCGCGTGTACTTCATCAAACGCGTAGTAGCCGGCCAACGACCATTTCTGACCAACCTACTCGAAAGCGTTCGAGCTTCTACTTTAGTCCGATGAATGCTCAGCACGACAAGAGGTTTGGCGTCATCAGGTAATTCGACAACCGTCAATAGACACCAAACGTCTTTATACCAAGCCATGATCAGCCGACCACATACTTGATTGCGATATCGATACCATCAAGCAACAATAGCTTCAAAATATCCATCTCATCCTTCGCGTACGAATACTGGAAGATCTGAACATTGACTGGGACGTTAATCTTCTCTCGCAGACTTGCCGCGGCCTCGTTTGCCGCATCTCGAGTCTTGTAGAATGCGACGGTGGTCTTAGGAGTATCTCCAATACTCCCAATACGACAGACGACACACCACTCGTTGTCGGCGGGATCGAACATTACCAGATTCTGTGCCATGATGGAGCTCCTTTACAGATTGTGAGCGAATACGCGCTCGTTGAATATGGCTTTTTCGGCCACTGCCTTTGAGATAGCGGAATCAATTCCAGACTCTGACTTGAAGTAGTAGTACCACAAGTCAGTGTAAGGGGTGTTGATGCGGTCAATCCGACCTTCCGCCTGCTCCAACACCTTGTATGAGTAGTTGAGGCTGTAGAACACAACTGTATCAGTCTCGACACAGTTCCATCCCTCAGCCCCAGCCGTGTACTGAACCAAATATACCCAAGAGTCCCCTTCGGGGATTGGTTCGTGTGCGTGACCGTTCCACTCAGCTACTACGAATTCGTCCTTGAGTTTCAGCAACTCATCTCGTTCGTAGTTGAAGTTGTAGAACACGATCACTCTGTGCCGCTTCGTAACGATCTTGCGCAATCGATCTAATCTGTTGCCAGAAGAGTTCACACTGCGTCGGAGAGCATAACACACACCAGCAGCGTTTCGAATCGGTTCCTTCGTCCAAGGATCCATCCGCTTCTTGACAATAAGATCGTATTCGTCTCGATCGAAGGGTACAAAAATATCCTTGCGATTGCGTCTCGTGTGTCTCTCAGCAGGCATCGGCACTATGATACGCCGTCTGCGAGATTCGAGAACACCCGTATTGACGAATCGCTTTACCTTAGGATACTTCGCGAAGCGATCCCAGACGATGTGTTGCTCTGAGAATGCGGTCCTGTTTTTGTAGAACCCATTTGCGATAAACAGGGGTATATAGTCTAACCAGGTATCCCCGGGTGTCGCACTCAGTAAGATCCACAAGTTGTGCTTCGATATCTTGAGAAAGCTCTTAACCCAAGCACCAGATCCAACAACACGCTGCTCATCAAATATGAACACATGGTCGCGGTAATCCGCAAACTTCGAGACATTGTTCCAGCTCTCGATCGTCACCTCATCGCAGTTAACACCAAGCGCGGCGAATTCACCCTCCCATTCGAAAGAGTCTCGTTTCCGCGCAGTAGTGATTACGACGATCTTCTTTGCGTCCGCCTGCGAAAGGCCCCAGGAGGCCCCCACACGTGACTTACCCGAGCCGACACCGCCGACTAGGACCTTACCACTATGCAGGAGCCTCAGGGCCTCTTCCTGATGCGAATATAGTTTATTCATCATCGTCGTCGAATAGGAGACACAATAACCGCTCACGAACCACCTCAGGGATCGAGTGGTAGAACTCGACGTTGTCTCGAGTCCAGCCGCCGCTCTCAACCGAGCAACGAGCAATCCATTCCCATGAGAACGGACTCAATGCGCTAATGGTCGTGTGGCCGAAAAGCGAAGTGCATTCCATCCAGTCGACATACCAATAGCCGTCTTTCAGATATGAATGTACCCCATCAATGGTCGCGTCGTATCCCGTCAACACCAGGGGCGAGAAGTCGGCCGGCGGGTTATCTCGAGGCGGAGTGTCAAACGTCTCCTTGGTCACACTGAGGTCAGGACCCATCATCGTCTTGAATGCCATGTTGAATATCTCCTATCTTGTGTTACATACCGACCTGATGACGGAATCCGCGAAGTAGAGCTGCCTTGATGAGCTCTCGGTCTTCCTCGCTGAAGTCGCGATTGACGAACGCGGTCTTCACCGTATCGCCATCCAACTTCACACGAGCAACCCAGGAGTCGCCGTTTAGAATCGACGCATACCCTTCCGCAGCAAGAGCCTTGAGTTCGAGGAAGACCTCAGTGTTCTCCTTAGGCGCATCAATCGCGGACGTAGACGCACGCCCGTCGAGAAGCTCCACGGACAAACGAGGCTGAGCCTCAGATCCGACAACCCGACCATTCTGGAAGTTGATCCGAATAGTGTAGGGCTCGTCGTCTGCGATGGCATTCCCAACCGCCCGCTTCGCAAGGGCCAGGATACCAGAGTTGACGACCTTCTCAGAATGAGGATCTCGGTTGAACTGAGCTCCCGGGTTCTTGAGATATGTCTTCATGTTATCAGGAATCTGCGTCATCAGAGCTGCTCCGTTCCAGGGTTCTTCCTAAGCGCTTCCTTGATAGAAACCCGGGAAGCACTCTTGATAATCGGGTTGAATTCAGCGTTGTTGGCCCACCACGAGCCATACTTACCGCCCTTGCCGAATCCGGGTTCTTCTTCATCGCCGTGTGTAAATGCGCGCATGATCCAGTCATCGCCCGCGTCAATCACAGTTTCCTTGGTGTGGTCGGTAGCGTTTCGACCATCAACAATGAACGTGATCTTGTGAACTGTCCAGACGTATTCCGTAGTCACGGGGTCGCTACTTCCATTGACAGTCTTGCGGACCTGTTCACCCATGACGATACCCTCGATCTGAATCGAGAATCCAGAGTAGTCACCGTTGGCCGGGATGAAGCCGTTCTTGATGTTGACAACCGCGGTGAAGTTGTCGCCGTTAAGAGCGGGATCGTTCGAACGCTCAAGCACTGTGGAAAGGTATCGCGCAATATCAGTCGCGTCACCTTTCTTAACAGTCTTCACGGGTCTGATTTTATCCCGTATCCATGTACGGTCATTTGGGACAATGGTTTCGAACCAGTTACTCATGGAACCAGTTCTCCTTCCTCTAGTAGCTGCGCCCAGATGAGATCATCTCGACGCCTCTGTGTTTTTCGGACATCCGATCGAGTCCCCAGAAACAGGTTGTCGAGCGAATTGTTCTCAAGGTCTCCGTCCGCGTGACAGACATACAGACCCCTGTCGGGCCACCTCTTGTAGAAGGCCGCCCAGATCACCGATGCGACCGAACGCTCTCGAGCCTCACCGGGAGTCGTGTACAGCCGAACATACCGCGACGTACTGTGTCGACGCTTGAACGGCTTCAGGATTACGCCAGTATCCTTACGCTTGATCATACCCAGACGGTTTGCTTCATAATGGGCAAAGCCAGGCACTGTAGACCAGTTTTCAGAATCTTCAATGTACATAACAACTCCTTTCGTCTAAGACGGGGGCAGACCTTTTACAGCCCACCCCCGCCTTAAATATGATCAGTCGAGATCCGCGTACTTAGCCGCAAAGGAAGACGACTCGTCGTCCATCACGACATACAGTTCCTTCACATATGCAGAGATACCCTTCTGACCACGAATGTCGTAGACCGACGGGTGGATAACCACATCCGCAGTCTTGATCGTGATGTTGTCCAGGGTGCCGACAGTGTCCTCATTGAGGAGCTGCTTGCGACCACCGGTGACCAGCCAGATAGCCGGCGCACGGAACTTGTACGAGACCTTGACGCCGAGGTAGGGACGCTCGGGATCGAACTCGCCGTCCTGGTTCTTGCGGTACTTGACGTTCCAGCCATCTCGCTCGAGATCCTCGACGAGGTTCAACGGAATAGCAACCGAGAACTCACGCTTGCCTCCGTCCTGGTTGTAACGCGTTGGGGACCCAGCGAAGTTCGTGAAGAGCAGACGAGCGTCTTCAATAACCAGATCGGAGGGGGTGTTGTTGAATGCCATGATGTTTTCCTTTCTCAGCGGCACAATGTTTCAAGATCGACGAATTGTTCGATCGCTTGCTTCGCCTCATCGGCGAGCATCTCGGCGTAAGACGTATCAACGTCCTGCTCCTGATGCATGAATCGGACCATCTCTGCTTCCTTCCAGTGATAGCCCTTTGTCCCAACGACGGCGTCTTTGACTTCACCTTCGTTGTTCATCCGAAGGAGTTCGGCACCACCTCGGTCAGGCTTGATCGGCACAAACGCCCCGACCTTACCGACGAAGTGCTTTGCTCCATCTGGGAACTTCAGGTACATCGCGGTTTTGACCTGTTTGGTCTGGATGTAATCATCGAATTCGATCGGCTCCTTCGTGAAGAGCTTCTTGAATACGTAGGGTTCCTGGAACTGCTTGCCAGTAGCCGTCCACTCACCTTCATGAGGGAATTCATACTTCGCAATGTACACAGCCTTATTGACAAGACACATCTTGGCATAGGTGGCCTCGTGTTCGAAGTCGTACCCATACCTCTTCCCGAAGTCCATCACCTTCTGAATATCATCAGGTGTGGCTCCGGGAATCTTGATAGAGTCCGTCTTGATGTGGGCGACTGTCAGACCGAGTTCCTCTTGCACATAGTGCTTGAGATCGATCATAAACAGTGCTCCTCGCTTCGCGACAATATTGTCTTCATTCCGAGGATCCCATGCGGGGTTGTCGAACTTAGCGCTCGTAAGCCCGTACATGGAGTTGATTGGAATCTTGAGAGCCGTTCCGAGTTCGTCAAGATCATAGTTCTTCGCGATCTCAACAAGACGCCCGTCGAAGAGCTTACTCAACCCGTCCATGTCCTTATGCTTAATCGCAACACGAGCTTGCTTGAGCTCACTGTAGCGCTGAGTATAAGGACCGAACAGATTGAGCTGCTCAATCGACGTCGGGTGCATCGACGCGACATCGAGGAGGGCAACGTTCTCGTAATATCCGGGTTCCGAATATACGTAGCCACCCTCCCCCGGATCTTCTCCACGATAGGATGAACCCTTGAACTTGTCAAAGGTGTATCCGGGGAACATCTCGCTGAGGTCTGTGTAAACGAACTTCGACTTGTCAGGTCGACGCTCCTTACCAAACACCAGAGCACAGGTGTGCTGGTTAGTGGTGTCATTAACACTCAGACCGGAGAGCTCCGCAAGGATCTTGCGAGCGCCCCAGTCACTAGCGAGATGATCGAACACCAGCTCGGTAGCCTCGACATCGTTCTTGCAGTATTCGACGACGTCATCCCACTGATCCTCGGGGACTGGCTGGTCCCAAGGGAGGTTGTTCTCCTGGTGCTTGATCCCGAGTTCAATCTCCCACTTCTTGAGAGACTGCTTCTTCGTCGAGAAGTCGTAAATATCCGTGTAGGAGAGGTTGTACGCCTCACGGAACGTTGCATTCTTCTCATTGTTGATGATGCGTTTAGATATCTCGAAGAGCTCTGCGTTCGAATATCCGAGCGACGCCGCATACATGATGTGGTTGTCGTACTTACGGTTGTTAAATCCAATCAACCGAAGATCGAACAGCGACTTCACAGCCTTGGCGCTGGGATTCACAAGGAACCGAACGTTGGATTGACCTCTAATCTTGTAGCAGATGACAAACAGATTCGGGAAGACCTCGACATCATAAAATGCGATGCGTCCGTTTCCATCCTCAGCGACCTCCGCCTTGTCTTCGGATATGAAGTGCATCTGCTGGACCATCTTGAGGCAGCGATCCGACTGGTTTGTCGAAGACATTGCGAAAGAAGTCACCGCATTACGAGAGTCGGTGACGTCGTATGTGATCCCAGATTCGTAGGCTTCATCCAGAATCCTCTTGATGAAATCGATATTCGGAGCAGTGTTTGCATGCACCTCCTTACGGAGCGCCTTAGCGATGAGAGACCTGAGATGGTTCTCATCCTGAACGTGCTTCTTGTTGATCATCTTGGGAGCCTTCGCGGGGAGGTCTCCCGGATAATCCTCGATACCTCGCCCGTTGTGAAGGGACAGTCGTCTCCGAAGAGACGCGTTCCCTCGGAACCGTTTGATTTCAATTCCAGGCGAATATTCAGCAAGGGTATCCTTATCGACAGGATATCGATAGATGAGGTGGACACCGCCGCCGCTTTTTGACGTTTCCGCATACGTCGGAGGCCAAGCAGAAGCAGCACGAAGATTAGCATTGAGGTCTTTTTCACCATTGTCTCCTTTCAGATCAAAATCAATGCAGACGTAATCCTCGGGCATGAGGACGTAATGCTCGTCGACAGGAGCTATATCGCGAAGTGTAGTGTCGACGTGTACCCAGGCTTTTTGAGGAGTTCCTCTTTCAGATGAGTACTGTGCTTTACACCCAGCGAAGTGCTCGTCAAAAACGGAACTCACGTCACGACTCATTTCAATCCATGAATCGCTTTTTACGGTTTCCGGAGTGAGATGGGAACTTTCGAACTTATCACCGCGAAAACCTACGAACAGACTCCGATACGGTATGCCGTCGATCATAACCCGATCTCGGAATTCTCTGAAATATCGACGAAGTTCAGTCTTGAACCTATAACGAGGCATTCTATACTGGATACCAGTCTCTTCGACATAGTCCTTATAATCGGAATATGCTTTAGCGAGAGTCACCTTGTCATCCGGGCCCCAGCCGTCATATACCTCCATAACGAAGTTATACACCGGATTGGTTTCCGAGATCATCGTTCGCGACCGATAGTTGCGATAATATTCGGGTCCGAAGTTGTGGTACACTCCTATACAGTGTTTGGCAATAACGCCGAGTTCTTGATCGACGCCGTACATCACAGTTCGGTACTCGTTTACAGGAAGTCTCCTACCCGATGGAGTCACGTCGAGTAGCCGTCGAGGAATGCCCGAGTTTGCATCCGTGATTTTAACCGGATTGTTCGAGGCCATAACAAGAGTTGTCGTAATTCTCAACGAACGTGGGCTCTTGAATTTCTCGTTAACTAGTTGAACTTCATTCGATACAATTGAGTTCAGACGAGTGTTCGTCTCTATCCGACTCAAATCACCATCATGTTCGATAGCAACCAACGGATCATTAGCAAATGCGCTAAGCGCAAACGAATTATTCCGTTGGGCGAGCGATTCAGAATCAAACGGAACGCAGAAATCCCCGAAGAGTTTCTGCATTACATTCAGGATGGTAGATTTACCAGAACCCGGATCTCCATAGAAGACTAGAAACTTGTCGATTTTTCGACAATCTCCAGTGAGAATTGAACCAATAAACCATTCGATCTTCTGACGTTCGGACGGATCGTACAGAGTATCGACTAGTTTCAACCAACAGGTCGGTTCTCCATCTTCAAGAGAATATGGGAGACGATACGAGACGTGATCTTCTTGACGAATCGGAGTATCTGCGAATACTGGCATTCGGTCCAGTGGATGGTCAGTGTTGACCATATTTTTTGTCCACTGGCGATACCGCTTCCAAACTCCATCTGAATCTCTTTGACAGAATCGCGGAAATAAGTTCGGCATGCCCGACTTATTCACGTAATCGCGCACGTCACCGTCTACAATATCGATGACATTGAATTCGTTCTTTGACCATAGATTGGTCTTCGGATCCCAAATAGCAACGAATTCTCCGTCTCGTATCATAATGTCTCTAGAGTCAAGGTTTATGAACCTAGGGGCGACCTCCATCAGTCCCGCTTGACCCCGCATAGGCATCGTGTCAATCGTGTAAAAATCCACCTCCTGTGGCCTCCTTTTTAGTGATATGGATCGTACAAGTTGGCCCACTGAATCATTTGGGTCGTGATGGGCATCTCGAGAGTATCCACCCCCGGTATACGGAATAATCCGCCGGTTCCGTTCCTCGAGTAGGTCCTGTACATCACACGCTCGGCGATGCTCAGAGCCTCTTCGTGAATCTCTGAAGGTAGGCGCCCGTCGTCAGAAAATGAACGAGCGCCCACATTCAGAAGAATAGAATTCGTGAACGATTCCCGATCCTGGTACAGCATGGCCGTCAAGGTATCGGTAATGCTCACAAAGACCTCAAGGAACGAAGCCGGAGCTTGCCTCGGCGAGGGCATACCCGTTTCGTAGCAGTATTCGTCCCTCATGCGAAGAGCCTGAATGGCCTTATCTTCGTCCTCAGGAATATACCACACGAAATCGAGTTCATCCCACACCGAAGCAAGCTCCGAGTAGTTCTCGAGACACCCTCGCTTAATCAGCCAGGGTGTGTAGTGCATGTCAGATCTTGTCCCAAATCATTCCGTCGACGTTGAAGTCAAGGATGAAGTTCGAGTCGACACGAGAGTAGTCCTCGCTCGGAACTCGATAGATGTTTGCATCGTAGTCTCCGAACGAGACGTAGTTGTCACCATCCTTAGAGTTCTTGATCCAGCCGACCACAGCGCCCTCGCGAGTGCGGGACAGGCCGAGCTGATCGTAGACCTCGTTCAGGAAGAGGTGACCCTTACGCTCGAGACGACGGTTTGCCCACAGCTGAACAGCAGCCAGGGTCTCCGAGGTGTAATCCTCGTTCTCGTCCCAGCAGTTCGAGGACTCCTCGGTGATGATACGTGCGTAGGGCGACAGGTCTGTAATAGACGCAAGGACGGCATCGACGACGGCGGCCGCATCAGACTTGTTGTCGGAAGAGAGGATCTCTTCAGCAGTCTTGTCGTAGTTAGGCAGCTTCGGGCGAGTGATCTTCGCAACGGTCTCCTCACCGAGTGCGGTGACCATGGACTTCTTGTAGTCGTCGAACGCTGCCTGAAGAACAGTGTATGCTGCTCCAACGGCGGCAAGACGCTTCTTCGAAATCGAGTTCGAGAAGTAGATCGACGCGATGGTGGCTGCACCGACAATCGCAGCGGGAGCGCAGGTGTACGCCGTATCGAGGATGAAGAGGATACGGTTCTTCATCTCGATCTTGTGGACGTCCTCATCGGCGATCTGGTCCGCGTTGCGGATGCACTCCTTGCGGCGTTCCCAGTCGCGACCTTCGCAGTCCTCGAATCGAGTGCCGGCCTGCCAGGCGAGATAACCGGTTGCGACGACACCAACGGATGCGGTGACGGAGAGAATGGTGGGGGCGTGCTTCGAGATACGAGCCATGCCTGTGTGGAAAGCGGTCGTGATAGACATTTGAGTGTGCTCCTTTCTGAGCGAATATGTTACTTGAGGGGTTCGGGACGGTCGGCAGAGACGAGCCAACCTTCCCTGATCTGTCGGATTTCAAACGCGTCGGTTGTGGTCCAACCCCAGCGTTCATCGGTGTATCGGGGCTGAATGCCAACGGACGACATCAGATCTGCAACCGAGACCTGGCCGTACTCTTCGATCTGTTCGGCGATGAATTCGATCACGTCAACAGCGTCACCGCGAGTGTCGAACACAAGGTCCTCCACATTCGTAGGCTTCGGCTGACGAGGTTCACGACGTTCATAACGACGCGATTCGTAGTAGCCACGACTCCGATCCGAACGAGATGAACTAGAATATGACGTGTATCCAGATGCAGGGCGACGCCTGGGATCGACTTCGCCGTAAAGAAGCTGCTGAATACCCTGTGTCACCATGTCAGTGATAGCGTTCTTAGCAGCTGGGATGGCCACGTCAATAACAAGATGCTCAGCAATCTCTGGGAGATCCTGAGCGAAGAAGGTCCTAAGAGCTTCCTTGATGGCAGACTTCTTCTGGACCTTAGCCTTGGCGATAACCTTCTTCTCGGGGGAGGCCCCCTCCTTGGCTTTGTCAGTGTTGCCAGGGAGGGAGACCTCAGCGGGGCGAGTGGGCTCGATGGGGACGATGTCCGACATCAGTTTGCCTCAGCCATCTTGCGGAGCTCTTCGAGGGAAGCATCCGGGTTCTCCTCGATCAGCTTCTTGGCCTTACCCATGATGTCATCAGGGAAGAGGCCGGCCAGGAACCCGTTCGAGAACTTGGGGTCGTTGCTGAGCTTGTCCAGAAGGGCGTCAAATGCGGGAGACGCAAGGAACGCCTTGGTCGCACGCTCATCCTTGAAGAATCGCGTACCGTCTTCAGAACGTTCGCCATAGGCAGCGCCCACGAACTCCTGAAGCAGCTTGTAGGCGTCCATGGGGGAAGCCTCGCCGCCGTTGATGAGGGCGATCTTGGCAGAAAGCGGAGTACGCTGGAGCTCCATGTTCATGAGCTCGGCCTTGGAGAGATGGAAGTGGAGCTTCTCCTCCGTTTCCTCTCCAAAGAAATTGGTGTACTTAACCTTGATGGACTGCATGTCAGTTGTCATCCTTTCGAGACAGAGAGATGAGGTAGATGAAGGTGCCAATGACGGCGACCATGGGGACCAGAACCACGAGAAAACTCGAATCGGATCCGGTCTTAGCGAGCTTGGTCTCGCTAGGCTTGGGTGTTTCGGCCTTCACGGTGGGTCGGGTCGAAGGGGTCACCGTCCCAGAATGAGACGGCTTAGCAGAAGGCGTGCTCGTTCCAGACTGCGGAGCAGGAGTACTCACAGAGGGCGCCGGAACGGGCGTCGTCGTTGTCGGGTTGGGAGCTGGGGTAGACACTGAAGGAGAGGGGGTTGGAGTGGTCCCGTCCCCAGTAGTCCCACCATTCACACTAACCTCGATCGTACGCTCAAGCTTGATGCCGTTCACATCAGCGACGTTAGTCGCGGTCTTAGCGCCCGCCGGCGTAGCCATAGGCTCAGGCGTGTACGTCGTACACACCTTTACGCCCTCGGGGGCTGTGAACTCGATAGTGTAGTCGTTGACTCGAATCGCCGAGATATATACGGTCGTGTTAGGATCCCAGGTGTCGCCCTTCGCACACTTAACGGACGTGCTTAGCTTGGTGTACCCGTCGTGGACGGAGTACTTAACACCAGGCTCGGCGATCCAAGTGATCATCCAAGAGGTAGTACCATCGGGATTGACCCATCCCCACTTCGAGTTCTCAGGCTTAGCGTCCTCGTAGTGACCGCCGTTGCAGTCGTTATCGCAGGCGCTATCCCAATCCTTGTCGCCAAACAAGAACGGCCATGCCCGACCTCCGATAGAGATCTCACCCCACTGCTTGCCGACGACGGACTCCTGAAGACGAGCTGTGGTCCACCAAGTACCGGAAATATCGGTCTTGTTGGCGACCGCATCCGGGACGTTATCCACCGTGCAGGTGAGAGTGCCCTTGTCAGTCTTGCAGGAGCCGATCTTGGTGTCGTCATTCAGGGCGAACGGGAAGTCGTACGCCCAGTTGATGACATCAGACGTAACCTTGAAGGTTTGTCCAACCTCAAGCTTCTTGGTGGACCAAGTGCCTTTGACGGTCACAGGCGAGGAAACCTGGGAACTGCCCGAGGAGATGTAGGTGATCTTGGCGTCGATGGGGGTATCTGCTGCGAGAGCAGGCGCTGCCGATCCGCAGATAACAGCGGCGGCAATACCGACGGACGCGAGTGCGCGGTTCATGAGTTTTCCTTCCAAATATTAAGTTTTGGGTGGTCACTTGTTCTTGATGTTGCGGTACTCCTCGATGTACTTCTCAAGCTTCGGGCCGAAGGCCTTAAGAAGGAGGAAGCCGACAAAGCCGGTAGCTGCGATCTTGCCGGTACCTCCGCCGAGGATCTTGGTGATCGCGTTGATGATCATCATGAAGGTGATGAAGGCGAGGATGATGATGAGCATAATAATGGTGCCGAAGGTTTCCATTGTAGTGACTGCCTTTCAGTTTGAACAAAGCCTATAACCCGTGTTAGGGGTTATAGGGTGAGGGGGTCTCAGTTCTGGGATTTCTTGTATGCCTTCTTACGGGCACGGTTGGGATCGAGGGCGCAGCAAACGCCAAAGAAGCCAATCATGATTCCGAAGGTGTACATGGGAGGGGTCCTTTCTTGAGGGTTAGTTCTCATTAGGACTCCCGTTTTTTGTGTTTGGCCAGTATTCTGGGGGTTCAGAATACTCGATTGGCTCATCTGTGAAAGTGACCTTATTCTCCTTGGTCACGGCTCTTCAACCGATCTTGAACCAGTTCGGCTGAGGAGCGGGGGTCAGCGCGACCTCAACCGCTGGCGAACCGGAGGGCAGGAGCACCGGACGGAACTCAGGCTTGATGGTCACACCACCATCCCATCCGAGCTCGTCGCCAACACCCGTCTCACCGATGTGAATCTGAGCGTAGAAGTCGTTCAGAGGGCAGGGACCGAAGTTCAGCAGGTCCTCAGAGATGTTGTTGCAGTAGCCACGGATCTTCTCCGCGGTCGAACGGAAGGTACGTCCGGTGATGGCGTCCTTGCACAGGACCTCCTCGTCACCGAAAATGACCATCGAGCCCTCGGGGAGCTTCTTCTCAGCGGCCTTCTTGTCGGCGGGCTTGCCGCCCTTCTTGATGACCTCGACCTGCTCGAGCACGTTCTTGCGGAGCTCGGACACGTTCATCTGAGAAATGGAGTACGCAGCAGCGAGAGCCTGGTACTTCTTGTAGGTGACGTTGTGCAGGGAGACGATCGCGAAGATCGTGACGCCCAGGCTGGCCGCAGCGGGGATGTAGGTCATCCAGTTACGCTTGGCGAAGTCGAGCAGGTTCTTGGATGCTCCGTTGTCGTCGGCGATAGCCTTGGCGTGGGCCTTACCGGAGGTGATGGCGGTAGCAACGGAGGCTGCGATACCGAGACCCGTGATCAGGATCTGGGGGTTGTTCTTGATCCAGCCGAGAGCGAGCTTGATGGTGTTCTTGATGGACATGGTTGTGCTTCTTTCTTGAAAAATATGGATGATGATCAGAGGTTGTAGATGTATTCGGCGAGATCAAGGCCGAGGATGGACGTTGCTGCGATCGGGATAAAATTCAGATCGGATCCGACCGCAAGGGAGTCGACCATAATGTAGGGCTCATGAAGCTCAGTGTTGTCGACGATGACGATATTCTTGGCGAACGCGCGCCGGCGGTCAGTCATGACGAACCGGAATGGGACAATCGCATACTTCACGTCAGGCTTATCGGCCTCTTCCCTGGAGATGAGGAGTCGTTCACCGGATCCATCCATGAAGCAGAGGTCTTCGTAGTTGTACGGCGCGACGCGCATAGGCTTGACCACCTTGCCGTCGATGTACTTGCCGACAAGCACCCCGAGAGCAGTCGTCTCAAGAGCGTTCGGACGCACAGGCACCGAGTGAGCAACCGAGATCGAGACGAGCGATCCTTCGGGAACGCTGAGGTCGACTTCGGAGAGGTTGAAGATCTTTCGCATGGTCATGATAGTGCTTCCTTTCAAAGAAAGCCTATAACCCGTGTTAGGGGTTATAGGGTTGAGAATCAGTTGAGGTCAAGGGTGACACATGCACTGGTGACAATCAGGTACAGTGCACAAATTGGCACCACCGTGATACTGATGATGGTAAAGACGATCTCGCGAACGAACCAGTTTCGGATGCTAATCTTGGTGAGCAAGTTAACAACGCCGAAGCGGCAGAATGCGAAACCAATCGCGTACCAAACATGTGCAGTCAGGGCGATGGCGAGTGCGGTGATGAGAATGTCGTAGAACATGATGGTTCCTTTCAAAGAGGGTTGATAGTTCTCATTATTCACCGCGTAAAATATGCTATCAAAGCCTATAACCCGTGTTAGGGGTTATAGGTTTAGAGAGTTCTCAGAGGAGTGATGTCACTCGTCGTCAGAGGTGTCCGAGGATGCTCGCAGACCGGCGATGGTCATTGCGCCAAAGAAGATAGCGACGGAGCTCAAGGCAGCAACCTTGGCAACCGGGACGCTCTTTTCAGCGACCGTCTTAATGCGGTCCATAAGAGGGGTCTTCGGGGTGGTCTCTTCGAGTTCGTTCGAGTTGGACATGGTGAGTTCCTTTCTTGAGTGGTTAGTTCTCATTAGTATCGGGGTACTTTTTGCGGTACTCTTCGACGAGCTCGATCACAGGGTTCCCCTGATACTCAGCGATAGAGGACATGAGGTTCAGGCCGGTCCATATGGCGAGGGGTACCGAGATTGTGATAATGGTCAAGATAATTGCAAGCATGATTGACTCCCATTTTGACTTTTTAAAGCCTATACACCGTGTATGGTGTATAGGTGTGGGTGAGATCAGTTCTCGTCGGGGTACTGCACCTTGAGGTGTAGCAACCGGCACAGAGTCTGGTTAGCCTTCTCAACTTCTTCCGGATCATCGGAGGTCCAGGAGGCCTTGAACAGAGTCTTGTAGTACTCAGTTGTAGCCCAGCATCCATAAGTGAGGCCGATGGTCAGGGAGATGAGGGTGGCAACCGTAATTCCGGGGAAGTATTTGAACATGGGAGTTCCTTTCAGAGAGGGTTGATAGTTCTCGTTATTCGCCGCGTAAAATATGTTATCAAAGCCTATAACCCGTGTTAGGGGTTATAGGATTGAGGGTTCAGTTTTCTTCAGGGTCGGGGAGGCTCATGGTGAGCTTGAGATCCTTGTTGATGAGCTCCACGCAGAGCTTGCGGAGCATCTGGTTCTTACCGTAGCAGGCGTAGTTGAACGTCTTGCTGTAGAATACAGTGCGTTCAATCCTGCCGAGGTTGTAGAATACAGGTGCTGCAATCGCGAGGGTAGCGGCGGCAACGAAGGAGTAAGCGTACTTCGACATGAGAGTGGTCCTTTCAAAGAGGGTTGATAGTTCTCATTATTCGCCGCGTAAAATATGTTGTTAAAGCCTATAACCCGTGTGTGGGTTATAGGGGTTGAGGGGTTTCAGTCATTGAGGTCGTGATCGATGTCACGCATGAGGTTGTCCAGCACCTCAGCCTTGGAGTCGCCTTCAGCGAGGTCGCGGTATGCGTGCCAGTACGAGGCGGCCACCTTCTTGATGGTGGTCTCGTAGCGGTCAGCAACATAGGCGAGCCAGATGTTGTAGGCGAAAGAGAGGGCGAGGAGAATGCAGACAGTGATGGTGAGTGCGTTGAACATGATGGTTCCTTTCAAAGAGGGTTGATAGTTCTCATTATTAGTTGTGTAAAGTTTGTGTTAGTTTATATTAGTTAAAGCCTATAACCCGTGTTGGGGGTTATAGGATGAGAATCAGTGGTAGAAGACGATGTCTAGATCGTCCATTAGTTTGTCCATCACTTCTTCATAGCGCTTGCCCTCGCTGAGGTTCTCATTTGCAGCTCGGTACGAGTGAAAGACCTGGTTGAGATGGATCTTGTAATTGCGTAGCATGAGTGCGTAGTGAATCGCGAGGGAAAGAGGGATGAGGATGGAAACGTACAGGATGATGTAGTACATGGCGGTTCCTTTCAAAGAGGGTTGATAGTTCTCATTATTCGCCGCGTAAAATATATGGTGGGAAAAAGTCTATAATCCTAGATTTTAGGGTTATAGACTTTCGAGCAGTTCTACTTACGGAACTTCAGCATCGAAAATGCCTTTGAGGCAAGAACGTGTGTCTGCTCGTAGTTGAGGACCGCCATAAGACCGAGCAAGTACACCACGCCGTTGGCAATGGTCTCGGACGAAGGCATAAGCTTCTCTTTAAGGTCAGAGTCCTTAACGAGCTTGTGCAGTCGTTCGAGGTTACCAACAGCAGTGGTGTACTCACTGGTCGACGGGTCCTCTCCACCGAGCCAGTTAAGCACCTCGTTCTCGAGGTCCTCAGGTTCGTAGAGGCGTTCGACGTTAGACATGGTGAGTCCTTTCGTGTAGAGGGGGTAGTACTCACTATGCCGAAGGTTTTTCTTACGCCTCAGGCTTGGTCACCTTAAGGACGATGGTGTCGCCGTCCTTGAGGTTCGCAGGCTCGGCCGCGAAGTCCGCATAGACGTAGTCATTCTTCGTCACGACAAGGTTGCCATGTGTCTCGGGTTCGTAGTTCTTGGAGGAGACCCCAAGAGCCGCCCCAAGGAATACACCGAACGCAGTGATCGAGGCTGTTACTTCGGTGGTGTACGGGACACCCCACACGATACCGACGGCGTTAACAAACGTCGCGAGTGCTGGGATGACGATAAGCGCAATACGCTTGAGAATATCGTAGGTCTGGCTGTTCACTTGTTCTTCCTTCCGTTAACGCCGTTAGGCATCATAGGTAGTTCATCTACCTGTTCGAATATGCGGCGGGCAAGGCCGTTTCCGCCCAGAGCAGAATATATCTGATACTCGGCTTCGTATTCTTCGTACTCGTCCATTGTGACGTATCCACGCTCGATGTATGAACGTCCGAGCGTAATGAGCTGATTTCTTGACACAGACAGCAGAAGCTTAGCCGCATTGTTGTTGTGATCGGCCTTTGTTTTTGCCCATGCCCATATGCCGGAGCCACCGAGTAGTGCTGTTACTGCCGGGTTCGCCATTTCGGCGATCTTTGTCAGATCCATTTATCAGTTACCTCATCACCGTTTTCGTAGAATCGATCGGGTTGAATCTTGATCGAATAGTTTGTCTTGTCGCCACCGCTGATTGTTCGTTCGATGACATAACCGGATATGAGAATCCCCATGATCGAGCACTTCACCGGATTACCGATTTCAAGCCTACTGAAAGTTTTCGACGAAATTTCGTCGATATTAACTTCAACAGACTTGAGGGGCTCGCACCGAATTTCTTCGGTAGTCTGACCCCATTCTCGGCTCTGGTCACCGACGATACCTGATTCATATCGATACGGACCCTTCCAATCAGAAGTTTCTTGCATGTATGCGCGGTTCTCATACCACGTACGGATGCGGCCTCGAGACGCCATTTGCCAGGATCCGTAGTCCTTTGTTTTCTGGATATACCAGTGTGTCGGATGTTGAGGGAGACGACGGGTCACTCGAGAGTGAACCGAATCGAGAGAACCAATATCGACCGGAGCAACCGAGGTGCTGTTTAGGTATCCGATTTCCAACCATACCGTGATGTTTGAGGGGATGTCTTTCGTAGGAAGCACAAACGATTTAAAGAACAATTGGTTGTACAAAGCTGCAGCATAGACATCGTCATACACGCTAGCTGTTAAATCGAAATCGATTTGGTAATCCGGGTGTTGACCGTTGGCATTGAGTTTTACCCAGAAAGGGAACCATCGGTACTTGTTGTTGTTGATACTCTCGAGCGTCCCGTTCAAAACCGTGATCGGATCGATCTGCGTTGGCCACACAGGGTTGTCTCTGTGTTCATAATACCAACCACCCTTGTTTTTTCGCTTCAAAGTTTCCCATACGGAAACTCCGCGAACTTCGCTGATTCCCTCAGACTCGTATACGATCTCTTCGATGACAAATGGGGTCTTAGTGCTCCCCATACAACACACAAGTACGCCAGGGGGCCACGGGAAAACCCCTTTGCATCGAAACGTCATCGACGCGGTATATAGACCCTCTTTGATGAGCATGTCGAAGACCGGATGCGACCTGAATGTATTCATGGAGCGGTCTTCAAGAACCTGAACCATGTTTGGCATATCACAAACCCTTCCTAGTCATAACCAAATTCATAGCGATGTAAGCATTGCCGATGTTTGGCACACTGAACTTGACTGGCTGTATGCTTAAATTTCTCAAGAATGCGGATATGTCAGTCGGGGTAATAGCTGGGTATGCTTCGCTGGTGTAACACGTTGAAGATAGGGGCTGGTACCCGCCAGTAATGTTGAATATTCGACCCCCTGTTTCAGATTTGGTCATCTCAAAGAATCCGTTTTCGGTCGTGGATGATCCGTTCACGTAAGCGTGAAACTGTGTCAAACCTCTGTTGAAAATCTGGTAACTGTTAGTTCCGACCGGAGGAAGACCCATTTGCAACCCGACGATGTCGAGATATCCGAGGTTGACGTACAGTTTATCGAGAATCGATTGAACGTCATTAAGGCCCTGCGTCCAATTCTGGTTACTCAAACCTACGAAGATTGCGAACTCTGGCCCGTACAAAACTGGGCTCTTGGTCGTGATCGTGAAATCAATCACAGCAGGGTTGGCGCTGTAATCGTACTTAATTTCGCGAACGACGCAATCCTGTTTCCAGATGACATTCCGATTAAACAGTACTTGTGGCTTTGTATATGTCGGCTCATTGTACTTGTACATGATTGACGGAGCTTTAATGCTGTCATCTGTAATCTGAACTGTCAAGTCAGAACTATTAGCCAGAACGTCCAAAAAGTATCTGGCCGGTCGCTTGGGGATGGGAACAGTTGGAGTTAAACGAACATTGATGTCAATAGGTTTATCCGTAACCGTCGTCACAACGTTCCCAGTGAAGTTGTACTCCTTGTTACCGCCAAAAGATCCATTTAGGATCTGAGCAACCCATCCTTCGTCCGGTCGATTTAGATCGGTCACAAATCCGGGACCACTCGCGGGGAGTAGTTTTAGCATGGAGTACACCATGATACTTAAATCCTCTTCATTCGTTCGAGTTGGCGCTCAGTTTGACGGTAAATGTCATTGAGATCGAGCGCCTTTGGTGATTCGTTGTACTGGTTGAAGACCATCGGCTTCTGGTTGTTGCGCAGTTCGTCTCGAAGAGCTCGAATCTCCTGCGCAGTTTGGCTGCCATTTTGAACTGATGTTCCGACAACATTCGCATGCAGATCGTTCATTGTGAGATCTTGCAGACCATTCACCTCAGAGAGGTCAACAGTCGGCTTGATAACCGGATTCCAATCGGTATCCAGGTTGCTCATGGCGTTGACCATCTCGCTGCCAAGACCAGACATCGCGTCGATCGCATCAGACTGGTTGCGGTCAATACCCTGTACAATACCAGCGACAATGAACCCAGCCGCAGTCGCGAATACACGCGAAGGCGAGTGGATGCCAAGAGTACTCTTAAACGAGCTAAGAGCACTCGAGGCGACATTGCGCAGCTTGTTGTAAAGGGCTCCGGCAGCACTAGACACGCCATTGACAACACCGTTGATGATGTTGCGTCCGATAGAACTTGCGTGCGGTGCGAATGTATTAGCCATACCAGTCAAACCATTCTTGATGAAATTGATGATGGCCTTGATCAGCTTGTTGACCGCGGCTTGAAGCTCCGGTCCCTTCTGATCAATCGCATCGGCAAATCCATTGATGAATGTGATGACTGCGTCCCATGCAGCGTTGATGATGATTACAGACTGTGCTGCGATACCGTTGATCATCGCCGCGATAAGGTTCGCCCCAGACTTCATCAGATCAGGGATCTTAGTCGCAAGACCATCGAGCATGGCTTGTATCAATGCCAGGAAGGCACCGATAATCAGGGGGACGTTAGCCTTGATCAGATCGATAAATCCAGTCAGAATCAACTGGAATGCCGCAGAGAACTTGGGAATGTTCTCGCCGATCGCCAAGAAGAACTGTCCCAACATATCGAGGACCGTTTTCAAGAACTCTGGCCAGACATTTCGAAGAGCCTGCAGAATACCGGAAATTGTGAGTGTAACGATCTGAACGAGTTCTGGCATCTTCTGCTTGATGATTTGATAGATCTGACTGATGAACTGCCTAATGGCAACACCAGCCAAGATAATCAATTCATTCACAGCAGGGATGAGCGACCGAATTAGAGCCGTGACAGCATTACCAAACGATGGTGCAGCATTCTCGAAAGCGGTGAAGACACCGATCAATGCTGCCTGGATTGCAGGTGCAGCAGCTGCGATGATTGCCGCCGCAGAAGCAATACCCGCAGCAATCGCGACAATACCCGCGCCGATAGTCGGCCCCGCCAGAGCGACGACCGAGATAAACGTCGTGAGGATCGCAACCAGGATGATGATACCGCCGATGATGCCCATAACAACTAGACCGAGTACGCCGATTGCCACCGATAGAGCAATAAGACCCACGGAAGCACCAACGGCGAGGTACCCCGCCGCGATTAGAATACCTAGTCCGACACCGATTGCCAAAAGGCCGTTACTAAGAGCTTCCCAACTGAGACCTGCTACGTTATTCAAAGCACTAGTGAATATGTTCAGGGCGAATGCCAATACCGTCAACGAAGCGATGCCGATAATGGCACCCTGGGCTGCGAATGCCACTGCAACGATAGCCGCGACAACAAGAAGCAGCTTACCCATTGAGCTGAGAATCTCACCCCAACTATGGTTTGCCAGTTGCACGATCGCACCGACTGCAATGTTCATTGCGATTGCAGTCAGAATCAAAGAACCTGCTCCGACGATGGCCGTTGCCGGCATCAGATTCGCGATAGCTACAAGAAGTAGAACCACCGCGGACAACCCAGTTATGCCTTGGACCAGTTTTGTTGTATCCATGTAACCCATTGCAGCTACCGCCGCAACGAGCATCTGAATCGAGAACGCGAACGATACCATCATCAGTGAAATGGCTGCCATTTTGCCGAGATCGCTAGCGGCCTTGTTCATGAGTAGAACAAAGCCAGCCAGAATTCCCATCAAGACACCAATCGCAATGACGCCTTGTGCAATCACCTTGATTGGGAGAAGGCCCAATGCGATAATCGGGATCGTAAGCATGTTAATCGCTGCCGCCATGAGAATCATGGTTCCGACGCCCTGGATCATCGTCTTGGAATCCTTAGACAGAAGTTTTGCGGCCGTCGTCATACCAAGCACCAAGACCATTACAGCCCCGATACCCTGTGCGACAGTGCTCAACTTCATAGATCCAAGGATACCAACCGAGATCGACATCAGTAGGATTGCGACAGACAGCGCCATAACAGCGCCAATGACACCGGCGATCTGCATCTTGTTGATCTTCATCTCAGAAATCTGAGTCAAGGCAATCAGTAGGATCTTTGCGAGAACGCCGATTGCCACCGCACCTTGAATGAGTCGAGGTGCTGGAATCATCGCAAGCAGGAATAGCGATCCGGCAAGGATACCTACGGAGATTGCGATCTCTCGAAGGGCCTTGGCCTTGATAACTTCCTGCATGGACTTTAGAGCACTGGTCATCGAGTTGAAGACGCCAGCGATCGAATCGCCGATCTTGCCGAACTTGTCGAACATTCCGCTGAACGAATCGGTAACCTTCGTGAACTGACCCAGCATGGTCTGAAGGGTCTTGAAGCCCATGCCAAGACCTCCGCCGAGCAGCATTCCGCTCAATAGATCAGAAATCGACAGGTCCTTGAGGCTGGAGCCGAGACCAGACCAGAATGTCTGGATCATCGATCCTGCGTTGTCAAATGCCTTACCAACATTCTTCTTGAATGAGTCGAATGCCTGAGATTCGGAAGCGAACTTCTTGATGTGGTAGATACCCTTGGTGAGCCAATCGATCAGATTCGCAATGGCCTCTACAACCGACGCACAGAATTCAACAATGCCAGTAGTTGCGGTGTAGATAGTCCCACCGACAACCCCGAGAGTGTTGAATGCATCAGAGGCTGCCTTTCCGAAGGTAGACAATCCGCCTGCTGCGCCGTTTGCCTCGTCACTGAATCCGCCAAATATAGACTTGGTCAGATCCCCGAGCTTCCCGAACAGATCGATGATTCCGTTGACGAGAGATCCGAAAGGTCCGAACGACTTCATCATGGTCTTGAAACTGTTGACGATCGTAGACAGGAAGGTGTTGTTGTTCAGATGTGTGTCGAGGTTGGCGAATACATTATACAGATCGATACCAAACTCCTTGACTGCCTTCACCTGAGGCGCAAAGGTCTTAGCCATGGTGTCGCCGGCTCGACCGAAAGCCTTGCCGACGTCCGAAATAGCATCTTTCATCTTCTTGGTGGATTCGGACCAGGCTTCAGCTAGCTTAGGCGACGCATCGTCCCAGAACTTCTTAATTCCCTTACCAGCGCTCTCGACAGCCCCACCAAGGTGTTTGCCGATGGTCTCACTGATTGGGAGAATTGAATCCGAGAAAGACTTGACCTTTTCAGACCACTTAGGGCCGATAGCATCTGCGAGCTTGGTCATGTTCTCGAGGAACCCCGTCCCAAACCCGCCGAAAGCAGACTTGATCTTCTCCATCGGACCACCGGTTCCAGAAGCGAAACCGAAGATCGCGCCAAAGACGTTCGAGACTGCGTCGCCGAAAGGCTTGAAGACGTTCGAAGTCGCCTTCTTTATCGTCTCAATGAATTCGCCGAGCGGCTCGAGTACTGCTTCAATGACAACCTTGAGTCCGTCAAAGATCGGCGTGATAGTGACGTCCGCAATCGCGTACATCCAGTCAGCAAGCTTCTGGAACTTGTCGACAATCCAATCGAGAACCTTAGAGAGGCCTCCGAGAATATCGATTCCACCAAGCATCTGACCAAACCAGTCGCTGAAGACAGAGACGATGTCGCCAACCTTCGCAGCGATAAGGATCATGGGCTTGATGAAGATGCCGGCCAAGATCACGCCGATCTTGAATGCGGCCACGCCAATCTGGACGATGGCCGACGCAAACCCGATAAGAACCTCAAGAACTGGCGAGAGCAATTCGCCTGCCATTTTGAAGACCTTACCAAGGTTGTTGGCGAAGTCATCGGACATCATCAACCACTGGGAGATCGAGTGACGGAAGTAGTACGAGAAATCGTACAGAGCCTTGCCAGCATCTCCTTGGAATGCGCTGAAGAAGCCTTCGCCGATAGCCTTGAGTGGCTTGGCGATAGCGGTCCAGAGTTCACCAAGACCATACCACCATTCCTCCCAACCACCGAGTTCATCCCAGCGGTCGAGAATGCCCTGAAGCGCATCGAAAAAAGTTCCAATACCTCCGTTTACCACGTCGGACACTGCTGTCCACATTGTACGGGCACGCTCAAAGTCGCCGAAGATCGTTCGGAAGATGGAAGCCCATCCCGAGCCGAGAGCTTCAGCGGTTGTGTCAATCAGCTGCGAGAAAGTCTTAACCTTCGTCGCCGCATCGTTAGCGGTCTCCGCCAACTTCATGATTTCATCAGCCTGCTGCTCCGTGTAACCGGCGCTAAGCAGCTGTTCACGAGACAAGTCACCAGTGTACTGGGTCAGAGTCTCGATCATGATCTCAGATGTAAGCCATCCATCCTTAAGCGAGTTACGGAACGACCCGGCCTTGTCGATCATCTTATCGACTTCAACGCCGTAGGTGCGTGCCGTTCGCTTCAAGGCTTCCTGGAACTGCTCACCGCCCATACCGGCGTTAACGATCGAGTTCCAGTCTTGAAGTTTTACAGAGCCTGTCGAAAGCGCCTGAGACAGCTGGTACATTGCCGTTGCGGCTTGCTCCGAAGTGGAGCCAGACATTGCTGCGACGTTCGACAGACCCTTAATCGCGGCGACCGAATCCTTCAGCCCGACACCCGCAGATGTGAACATACCGATATTGCGTGTCATCTCGGTGAACGAGTAGATGGTTCGGTCCGCGTAAGCGTTCAGTTCGTCGAGAGCTGCGTTGATCGTTGCAGTGGTCTCGCCCTTGCTGAACGTGTTTGCCTGAATAGTCTGAACCGCGTTAAGCTGGTTCTCGTATTCTCGGAAACCGTCCAAGATAGGGCCGAACGTGAACGAGGAAAGCACCGATCCGCCGGCCATAAGGGCCTTGGATGCGATGTTACCCATGGCCACGGAAGCAGCACCCGCGAGCATGGAAAAATTAGTCGACGAAATCTTTGCTGCCGCACCAACATTAGCTGTAGCAGCGGCTGCAGTCGTCGAATTGTTGACGACAGATGTGTTGATGTTCTTGACGCCATCCGCAATACCGCCCATCTGCTTAGAAGCATCCTGAGCTGCCTTACCAACATTGTCGAGACCATCAGTCGACTGCTTGAAGTTCATTCCAGACTTCAGTCGGTCGACATTACGGAGAACGCCGTCAACACGGCTAGTGAACTTCGAATCGTCGAGCTCCAGGGAGACGACCTTATTCTCGATACTCTTACCCATTGATGGCCCTCCCAACCATTCGGTCAATTTCGTCGAATATAGGCCTCATTGCAGGGTTGATATAGTCTTTACCCTGGACGTAGCCGCCTTGTCGTGTCCCGTGTCCGTATTGCAGAATGATGGCAATCGGAACTTTGGACACGACGTTAGTGTTATACCAAACGATCTTTACACCTCGCTTGGTCTGCTTGACTTTATACTGCCAAGAAGCAGCAGTCTTCCCGGTACCAACCGGGGTGTTGGCCCGGAGGGCCGCCACGCCTCGAGTACCAGCGGTTGCCAGTACGTCACGAAGCTTCTTGTTCTTGACTTGTGTCAACCATTTTGACATATCGAACTCAGCGTCGAACTTCATCTCGATCACGACGGCCCTCCTTTCTAGATCAGCCCCAGAGCGTTCCATTGACAAGCTCGTACTGGAGACACTCGACCGTGCGATAGCCGCAGTAGCCATCGACATCAAGCTCATGCCCGCGGTTTCGCAGATGCTGCTGGAGCGCAGACACAGTATCCGGTCCGGCGATACCATCAGCCTCGATATCAAGACGACGCTGAAGCTCTGCGATGGTGTCGGAACCGTCATGTGGGTCTTCGACCCAATCCCAACCGGTACCAGTACGCTCGAAGTACTCTTCGTTGTCCTCGTCCTGGTCTTCGATCCAGCCGTTAGCTGGAAGACCCATAGACGCCTGGATGGCATAATTGGTTGCCTTGCCCCACCACTTATCAGTCAGACTATCGACACCATCCGAAGCTTCCTCAGCATCTGTGTCAGACCACTTAGGTCTAAGGACACAGTCGATTCCGAAAGAGCGCTGGCGGCGGTAGACACCGTTGCCGGCGGACTGAGATCCGGCGTTCGAGGGAGAGGTGTTACCCTCAATGGTCTGAAGCCAGCCGTCGCCGAGGTTAGCCTCGACAATACCGACGTGGTCGGTCAGACCGTCGCGATCCCAATCGAAGAGCACAACGTCACCGCGCTGCGCATCTTCGATGTCAACCTTGTCCATTCGAGACTTCGTGACATCCGTGTTGTAGCTGTAACCACCGATCGCATCGATCTCGCCAGCCATGTCGAAACACATACTGACGAAGGCCATGCACCACCAGATGTCTTCAGACGGGCCAGCAAGCCAAGGTTGGTTCATACGCTTAGCGAGCCATCGGCCAGCCTCAGAACCCGGCTCGGGATCGTCCGGAGCGTAGTAGCCGAGGCGGTAAGTGGCGTGCGACAGAACGTCGTCAATCTTACTCATACTTTACTTCCCTTCGTAAATCGCTCGGTCTCGGTCCTCATGCGGGTCAGGCCCTGCCGGGACCTGTGCATCAGCGGGAATGTCAATCATCCTCTACTCCCAGTTCTAGCCCTACGGGCTTGGTTCATGGCCGCACGCTGAGCTGCTGAAGCCCGGGCATCCGGCTTTTGGTTGTTCTGCTTGGCTGCGGCAAGACGAATCAGCGTCAATAGCCGATTCAAGTTCCACTTGTCGGCCTCAAACGGAATGCCCAACTGAGTCATGTACCAGTAGATCAATTCACTGGTCATGGTATCTCGCGGGCCCCCATTTGAAGGTGGGTTCCATAGAACCGTCGCCGTAGCGTTGTCAGACAAATAGTCTGCTATTTTGACCTGAACGGATTGGTCGAGCCGCTTGACGAAATCTCGAGGGAGAGGGCGGTCCGACATACACTGGATGTAGTACACTAACTCTTCGCCAGTCTGTGGTGGGGTTTCCAGGAATGACCGCTTGTAAACGGATTCCCACTCAGCCACCGCAGACAGGGTATGCGTAAGAGTAACTGTAAACGGCTCCAGTGTAACAAACGTATTACTACGCTCGTCAAACCGCTCCTCTCCCCCAAACTCAAGCGTGAGTGAGATCACGCCAGAAGTGTACGCAGCTCGTTAGGCATGACAAGGGTCGGTGTAGCAGTACCACCAGCACCGGCCCCAATGCCATACAGCTTGTCTGTGAGCTTCTTGTACTTCGTCGCGTCGAGCTTCGAAGAGTCGACCGTGATGACGGAGACCGGCTGGAAGCCCTCCACCTGGACAGGAACAGTCGAGCACTCCCAGGAGAAGGAGATCGCCTCGGGAGAGTCGGAGACCGTGTTGTACGCACGCTCGGACGGAGCTGCGGTAGCACCATAGATGATGTGTAGCAGTTCGCCGTAAGCATCACCCTTGGTGTCATTGCCCAGCTTCGTGCAGTAGGAGAACGCGAAGCGCGTACGCGGCTGCTGACCGAGGTTAACACCCCTAACCAGCTGGGCGGTACCGTCACAGATAGCGAACTCGTCGGGGTATGTGTATGCCTCGATCGTGAACTTGAATGACGGAGCCGACATCAGGGTCAGGTACTTCAGGTTGTCAGCGTAGATGTCCGAGGACTCGTCGCCCTCAGGGGTCTCGGTGACAGTCTTCAGGCCGTTCCATGCGACGCCTGTGCCGTATCGGTTCTGAGTGTTATCGAAGGGGAACAGAACGCCCTTGTTAACGCCGGTGTGATAGAAATGGGAGCCCTCTTCGTCCCACTTGATCTGTGCCATAGGATACCCTCCTTAAAGGTAAACCGTGAAGACGAAATGGTTCATTCCGTCCGAGATATATGTCGTATCCAAAGACGAATACGGGATCTTGAGGATTTCGTCGATCACGTCTGGCTCTGGATCCTTGGTGATGAGAGTGACCGAATATTCCTTAGCACCTTTGTAAGGCACGTCGGAAGCATGGTCAATTTCTATCTTCGACAAGTGGAAGACAACCGCCGGGTATCCGATCTTCAGGTTCTCTGGAGGCTGGAAATATACCCGGTTGTGTTGGACCGCTTGCTGAAGCATGTGTAGGAGGTCTCTATACGTGCGCATATGGACCGCCTAGATTGATGGTTAGCCGTGGGTAGTTCACGCCGATGGACTGTACCTCCCATTTTGAACCCTTCCATACTACGTACTTCAGAGTCTCGAGGTATGTCTTGATCTTTGTGTCCATCAGGACGCTGATCTCGTTCGTAAGACGGAGGTTGGTGTTGGCAGAAGACGAGTTGTCGTTCCTGACATAGAGACTACGAATAGTCCCCTTAGCTGGGAGTTCGATAAAGTCTTCGAGCCAAACACCTTCCTCAGTCTCACGAGTCATCACGAAGCCTAGCTTTCCGCTAAACCTCGACATGGGATCACGCCTTCTTGCGCGAGATCGTCAGGGCCGAGTACGGTGCCGTCAGAGAGCCCGAAAGACGGGTCTCCATCAGGTACTTGTACTGGTTAAAGTCGATGTCGAAGGACTCGGCCATGCCAAGCTCCGCACCGGCGTTCGAACCAATGGTGTAGTCGCGCAGGTCGACCACGATAGCCAGAAGCTCGTGGTTGGCGCCCTTGATCTCGTGCTCCAGGCCCTCGAACTGAGGGATGGTCACGATCTTGGACACGCCAAGAGCACCGGCAAGGGACGCCTCGGTTTCGTACAGACGGCGACCGTTCTTGTCCTTCAGGAGAAGCATCTTGACCAGGCGCTTCTTCGCAATGAAGAGCGTCGGAGAGCCGGAGCCCTCAAGCTCGGCCGATGCCAGGACGATGTCGTCCACAAGAGTCTCATCGGTAGTGTTCGATTCGAGCGACTTGTGAATCGCATAGAGGTCGTTCTCCTTGAGGATCGGACGAATAGCCTCGTCGTCGACACGGTCGGGATCCGTGATCTGGCGACCATCGCCAATGAGGATAGCGCGAGCGATTTCCTCGTTGAGCTTGCCCTTCATCTCGTTCTTGAGCCAGGAGACGACATTGAAGTCGGTAATGTCGATGATGTCGTCGCGATCGAGCTTCTGCTTCTTGTAGATCGTGGTGGGAGACGTCGTACGGGTCAGAAGCTTGATGACCTCTTCGGTCTTCTTCTGAGCCTTCTTGGCGTAACCCTTGGCTCGGGCCTTGTCGTCACGGATGTCCGCAAGGACCGACTTGATGCGGGCGAACGGAGAGTGCTTGGTTCCGTTCATGACGACGGAAACCCAAGACTGATCGCGGTCGAGAGTAATGGGCTCGTCCGTGATGCTCTTAGCATCCGGGAAGAGGTAACCGATGTTCTCGATGCCGTAATCGGCGTGCTTCAGCTCGTCGAGCAGAGTGGTGTTGTTTCGCTTGGCAGTCTCAACAAGCTCAGCGAATGCTGCGTGAGACAGCGTGTTCTCGGAGGTCTTGTCGCCCTCAAAGACATTGTGCTTCATATCTTCCTCGGTTTCTTCGTTGGTCTCTTCGGAGTCTTCAGACTCCCCATCGATGGCTGCAGCAATGAGGTAATTCACAGCCTCAAGCTGCTCTTCGGTGAGCGTGGAAAGGATCTCACCGATGGTCTTGTCCTCGTCAGAGGACTCATCTTCGGAGTCCGATTCCTCGGAGCCCTCGAAGTCTTCGTGAGTCACGTCTCCGTCACCCATTTTGATGACAGCGGAGTAACCCTCGCCATCAGAGTGGGCCATGGTGACGTTCTCGATCGTCGCCTTAGGATTAGCGCCCTTAAGGACGAGCGACACCTCGACGATGTTGCCGTGTTTGACAACATTGCCGTCCTGCTTAAGGTTGTTCGCGAAGATCGACATAGCGGTGACATCACCGTGCTCGATCAGTTCGCGAGCATGCTCAGCCTGCTGGGATCCATTGAAGAACCCATAGGCGTAAACACCCTCAGCCTTCTTCTCGAGCTGGGCGTGCCCGAGGACGTTAGTCACATTATCGTGACCGTGCTGCCAGACGAGAGGGACGACAGCCCCATCGTTCTGTTCAAATGCGTGATGAGAGATGACTCGCCCATCGGAGCACTTGATGCCTGCGACGGTTGCCCACCCGTCGAAGTCGGCGACGTCATTAGGCGCTGCCATTTTGAACCTCCTGGTCGTTGTTTGACCGTTGATCCGCGTTTGCGGATGATGTATACGGATTGGCCAATTGATCCGCCTTGGGATCTGTGGACTGCGGCAAGCCGATGATCGACCTGATCTCGTTCGGAGTCATGACCTGGTTGGTGATGAACGTCTGAGCCATCGATGCGATACTATCGAGAGAGGTTGCCGCGAACGGATCCCTCACGTAGATGATTCGCTGTCCCTGAGATCGAGCGGTCTTGGTCAGGAAGACCATGGTTGCCGACTTCGTGATTGTATCGAGAATCGGCTTGACCGTCCGGTTGTAGTAAGACAAGTTAGTCTCAGCATCAGCCGTGCCGTTGAACACACTCTCAGTGAAACCTAGAGCGTTATAGAGCTGCTCCGAAAGGTACTTGACCTGATCGAGCAGATTGTTCTCAACAGGACGGTTGAGCTGTGTGATCTTCTCAGCTCCGTCGACGTATGCCACACCAATCTCCGAATTTCGGAGCTGCTGTTCAATGGCTTCACGTCGAGTCTCGGCTTGCTGCTGTCGAAGTTCGCCTCGAACCGAGTATGGAAGCTGAATAATCAGATCCAACTTCTTACCCAGAGCAGAATTGTCGATAGCATCAAGCGCGTCGAGCTTTCGAGCAAGACGGTTGGCCAAGGAGCTGTTACTAGCCGTGACATCGTAGAGCGGACTGTATACGATTGCCGCAGAGTTCTTCGAGATACGAATTGTTTCTCGATTACCGCTACGGTCGTTATACAGATTCACATCTACTGAGTCAGTATACCAACTCTCGATTCGTCCAACGCGGAGAGAAAGGACATCGAACGACCCTTCTTCGTTCAGAGCGGTGTCTGTGTCGACTGGAACCAGAGCTGCGCTACCAGTTTCCAGCATCGTGTAGACAAGCTCGTAGATCAGAGCGTTCGAAGTCTGATCGATGTTTGCCATCAGAGACAAGCATTCGTTCAGAGAAGAGTCCTTCTCACTGTCATACCTACCATTTTGATCTACCTTAACATGGCGAATCGGAGTGTTCGCGACGTCCAACGCAATCTTGTTGTATAGCGTTTGGACCAGGTTTGTAGATCCGATAGAACGGTAGCTTGGGCGGTATTCGCTGTAGTTACTATTCTTGTAACGATCAGGGCGATCGTGCGCGAACACGTTCCAGGCCCTTGCTAGCCGTGACATAATACCCATATTACCTCCTCTCGTTAGCTGAAGTCGTCGAGTTGCTGTTTGTATGCGACCCAAGCATCCATCAGAGCCGCGACTGAGTCGATCTTAAGATCCATTCGTTTCTTCAAGATCTTTCGGTTGCCGTTGGTGTCCTCAAGGGTAATGGTGTTGCCCATGGCCCAGGAGAATAGCTCTTGATCGAAGATAAGCCTTCGGTCCTCAGCCAAACTCTTGAGTTCGCCGAGTGGAACTGACTCAGTTCGCGCACCCTGAATGACTTTATGGATACCGTATGGTCCATTGTCGGTTGTCCATCTCTCAACGAACTCTCTGGCGTTGTATGGATCGTACCCGAATGCTCGAACATCATACTCGGATCTCAAGATGTATTCGTCGAGATCGTTGTAGACTTCGATCATGTCCAGGATTGTCCCATCCATGATCTGGAGAGATCCTTCTCGAATGAATGACTCATACTTTGCACGTCCGGCAGCAGGAAGCTTGTCGAATGTACGGGTAGTGATGTATGCTCGAGTCTTGACCCCGAAGTCGCCAGTGGACAGGGGAAACAAGAACGTAAACGCACAGAAGTCGTCACCCTGAGAAAGGTCTGCACCCATAGCACATGGCATTTGCCAGAACTCTCGTGGGTTGTGAGGGATCGTTTCTTCGTACTTGAAGAAGTAAGTGTATCCCTCACACGGGATACCAAATCGTTTTGCCAGAATATCGTTCCTCGCGGAAGGGACATTCTCTGCCCTAGCAACATCTCGTTGGTATGTGTCGTAAGACACAGTCTTTCCAAGGTTGGGTTGGGCCTTAATCCACATGTTAGGATCCCCAACCTCGGACACATCGTCAAGCCGGTAATACCAGATCGACGAGTGCGGGTCGTAGTACTCGCCCTTAAGGATCGAAAGTAATTCCATTTTGATAGAATCTCCGACGCCATTTCGGACGGTGCCTTCGGATGATACGGCAACGATGACCCAGTCGTTGAGTTTCGACGCACCCTGCTCGAGAGCAGAGATGACGTTCTGACGAACATCGCCAGATAGCCATTCGTCGATAGTATTCACCTTAGATCTCAAGCCCTGAAGTTTGTCGACGTTCATTGGGCGAACCTCAAGGAGGGAGTTTGTCGAGAAGTTCTCGATCCCCTTCTTGGTCGGGCAGAGTAGAGATCGATTCGCCTTGGCACCAACTGTCGCGTGAACAGTCCCCGCCGACAGGAACTTGAACAGAGGTCCCCGACTGCGTGTGATAGCAGTCTTAAACGGAGACAGCGTTTCTTCAGCCTGAGGCATGGTGGGTGCCGTAGCAATTTGGTGAGTTGTGGTGGGGTCGATAGTCAGGAAGTAGGCATGGATAAAGGCCATATACATGGACTTTGCCGCACCTCGCGCGACGATAAGGTATTGCTTGTTGACCAAGCGACGCTTGACATCGACCTGAACATATCGACCGTTGTGGCCGGTTTCGTCAGGAACGAATTTTGTCACTTTTTCGAAGTAGAACCACGAAAGGAGCGATTCAGCCCAGAGTTTGAATGAATCAAGCAGGGTTAGATCGCTGCCGTCGACAAGGGTCATCTCATTTTCGCAAAAAGCGATGAATCCATCGATAGCACCATCGTCATAGAAGTACCTCGGGTTGGCGATCAAGTCGTCAATCCGATTCATTTCCATCTCAATGGTGTGCGATACAGGAATCTCTCCGGCTAGGACCTTTTCGCGGAACTGGGCGTAATACTTAGGTGTAGCGGTGTTTGATAGCGCCATACCTACTTCTTACCGGTTGCGTTCTTAAGGATTGCGTCGAGGTTGAATGACTCCTTAGCCATCTTGGCAACACCCTCATACTCCGTGCCCTTGAGCTTGGAGTCAAGGGCTGCTGTGAGCATGTCAGTTGCCGTCCGGGCAGCATACTTCGTCAGGTTCTTTCGAGCCTCGTCGACGAAGAGATCTGCTGTCTTGGCAAGAGCACTCCTATTTTGATTCTCGTACTCGCGGAGTTTCTCCTTGAGTTCGTAGTTCTGCTTCTCAAGATTAAGTCGCTTGTTCTGCTCAATGAGATCTGTGGACGAAAGACGTCGAGGAGCTTCTTTCCGCAGGTCGGCTGGGATGCCTCCCTTGGGTACCTTCTGCTTCTCGAGTTCCTTCTGCTTCTTCTCAGCTTCCTTCGCCGCCTTCTTCTCGTCGGCGATTCGCTTCTTCTCAGCGCGCTCGGCTTCCTTCTGTTTCTTCTTGCGATCAGCTTCGGCCTTACGAGCTTCCTTCAGCTTCTGATTCTCGAGCTTCTTACGAGCCCGTTCAGCAGCCTTCTCGGCGCGGGCAGCCTTGTTAGCAGCGTGCTTTTGAGAAGCGGCCTTCGCGCCCTTCTTAGCAGCAGCGGCGGCCTTCTTAGCAGCAGCGGCGGCAGCCTTAGCGGCCTTCTTGAGCTCGGATTCGTGCTTCTTGCGTTCCTTCTCGGCAGCCTTCTCAGCCTTGGCTCGTTCCTTTCGGAATGCCTCTGCATTGACTGCTTCGCCGATCTTCTTCTTTTCCTCGACGGACCGAAGGCCGACTCCTCCGGATTTTTCCGTCGCTTTACGGATGCCCCACTTCATGCCGAGTACGCCATAGTGAGACAGAGTTTCTTCGCTCATGGTTTTCTCCCATCATTGAATGGTTAGTCGCCACTCCGCCTCTTTTTGAAGAGCCTCGACCGCCTTGATAGCAAACGAGGTCTGCGGCGGATCGAACATCAATCGAACTGAGAAGTTCACATACTGACGTAGGATCCGTCCAAGAGTCGTAGTGGGATAATCTGCCTCGGAAGATATGTCGCCAACTTCTCGGTTTAGCTGAGTCGCAGTTGCCAAAGCATTGTCAATGGCGTCTTTAACTTCGCTGTCGAATGAAGAGTCGTCATCCATCAACCCGAGGTAGGTCTTTGTGTCATGTAGAATCGACATTTAGCCTCCTACCATAGTTTTGTATCGCCGGGTGATCTCGGATCGAAGTCGTCGAGAGCCAACGCCTTGGTTCCGTAATGGATTGCGTTATGAGTATCTCGACTCACGCATATGAGATTGTTGGTATCCCACATGCATGGATCGAAACTCTCACACTGACGAGGCGTGAGAGGATTGATGTGATGCACGATAATTCCGTCGTGAATCTCATATCCCTCGAGGCCGAGATCGCATCCAAGATCTCTTGCGATAACTTGGGTGCGAGCCTCTCGCCAAATATCGCTTTGGTAGAAACTCTGATTCAGCCATCTGGATCCACCGAAGGTCTCGCCGAAAAATGCTCCATTGAGTGAGAGATAATCGAGACGTTCTTCGAATGTATGTAAATGGCTGAGTTCATCATAGCTCCGCATCTGAATCTCCAGAATATACCTTGAAGGCTGCCAGTGCTTCCTGAACCAGTTCCTCGGTACGAGCAGCAGATTCAAGCGCTGAAACCTTGGCTCGAGCGAGGGTTGTATCTGCCTCGAGGCGAGCCTGTTCAAGCCTTTCACGACTAGAACCCAGCTTGAGGAAATGAATGATCATCGAATTGCTCGCGGTACCGTCAAGAATCTGCTGAGTTGCAAGTTCCATAGCAGCACCGATAGCTAATCGCTCAGCTTCCTCGGGAGTTCGAGGAGTTTTGGTCTT